CTAAATAAATTCCTTTAACAATCCACGGAATTAAAAAATTATTTTCATCACCTGCAAATATAGCAGCCATAATAAAAAAATATCCTACCCCTCTTAAAAGTGAAAAATCAGATTGAATAAAAATAAATCTGTTTTTAACTGCATCAGGAGATATATCTGTATATTTTTTGGGAATAATATCTGTTATTTTCTTTCTTCCTGTTTGATGAATTTCTCCAATTTGGAAATCATCTTTTTTTGTATTACTCCTTGTCTTTTTTCCACCACTAATTATTTTTTTTTGCAGAAACAGTTGTTTTATTGTATGTTTTGTTGTATAAAACTTTCTTTGGATTTTTTAATATCCCTACACCTTTTTTACCATATGTCGGATCTATTGCTTTTCTTGCCGCTCTTTTTAACTTACCAGTTGTCATAGCCTTAAACGACTTTTTTGCACTTGGTGTCCTTAATCCAAATTTCATAGTACAGTCCTCCTACTTTAAAATTTACTTTAATATTAACATATTTTGTAAATATCTTAAAGTAGGAGATTATTTATTTTTTACTTGCTTGTTTCAGTTTTTCTGCATATAAATCCATAGCTGTATTTATCTCATACAACTCGTCATAGGTCATATTCAAAGCATCATAGTAGGATAGTTTTTCTTCCATGATTGGACGCCAAAATATCCATTCACCTTTGACTTTTTCTCTAATCTTACTCTTGTTCTTGTAATGGTTTTTTTCTTGTAAGAAAGGTCAAACACTCTTGCATCAACTCTTCTATTTCTTCAATTTCTTCAAAATTCTCCCAGTTTACCTTTGGCTCTATAATTACATTTTTAAAGATGTAGTCATACATCTCCGTTGCTTTTGGATTGCCATACTGGTCTTTGCTATCTTCTTGAAGTTTATAAAATGTTTTAAACGGTATGTTTTGAAGTTTGTATTTTTGTCCTCTTACTTCTATTTCCGTTTGTTCAAATCCGAATGCTTTTCTTATATTCATGGTTTTCTCCTTATTTAAATTATTATATCATATCCAAATCAGCTGCAAATATCTCAAATTCACGTTCCGTTACTTCCTTGTCTATACTTTCTGTTGCCATCTTTTTTACTCTGCAGGTAGTCGCTGTAGCAGATATGGCATTTGTATTCATGTTTACAAGTGAAACAGGAAATGCAGCATCGTCTCCCTTTTGTTTTGCAAGAGTATTCAAATACTGTACTGAAGGCGATGTTGACATAAGCGTTATTTTAAATGTGCCTGTTTTATCAGCACTTTCAGCGATTGCAACTTCTCCTTTAGTCCCAACATATGGACTTATTGCATCTTCATTTCTTTCTACTTCTATTATTGAACCATCAGCAAATCCAGTGATTGTAACCCCTTTTACCACAAGGTTTACTTTCAGTGGATCATATGTCTTTACATCCATGTTTTACCTCCTAATATTCCAACGTTCCTGATACTGTAGCCTTGTGGATTGCTCCAGCCAATTTTGCTGTCCATTTTATACCTGTATAGTTTCTGTTAGCCACATCGTTAGGATCTGTATCTTCTCTTGGAATATACTCTATTTGATACTTAGCGTTTTCGTCCTTGTCTACAAGGATTATGTCTTGTTCAAATGCGGCTCTTTTTAGTACATGGTTACACACAGCAACCATCTTTGAAATGCCTGCGTTGTCAAATCCTATCTTTGGAGTATTAGCAGCAAGATATGCCAGTCCTTCTTCCATCTTGAACTGGATCCAATACGCTCCCATGACAACGTCTATATATTCTCCTGATGTTGTCTTACCTTCTGTAGTTTGGAGTAGTCCCATTTTTTCTATATAGGTAAAACCGTTGCTTTTATGCAAAGCACTTAACTGTGTAGATGTTACCTTAGCTTCCATAACACCTTTTATCTCTTTAAATTTAGCTGTTACTCCACCTACCTTTGCAGTAGTCAGATAACTCGCCAATCCTTCTGCGACATATGCATTTACATCATTATGATACATAACTACAGTATTTTCAGACCTTACGAGTTTTGGAGCAAGTAAACTTTGTGATGTAACAAAATACATCATCTCTTGCGTATCTATCCAGCCACTTAGTCTCTTTATTGCATCATCGGAATTGTCAGTGCATACAAGGAAAAAAGGATCTTGATATTTATCTCTTAACTGGTTCAAAAATGCTATCATTCCTGTAGGTAGTACCGCAGGTGTTGTTGTAGTTACAGTAGCCTTTCCTGTACCGGTTGTTGAAATAACAGGTACATCTCCGTCACCTGCTATTTTTTGTGTAAATATTATTGTAGTTGCCGTAACTGTAATATCAAAATCTGTTTCATACTTTGATACCAAAGGTTTTAGACTGTTTATCTGAGCTTGTATATTTTCTCCTGTAAATTCATCTTTATCCTTGCTTGGATCAGCTGCCATAAACTTATATTGCTTGCCGTTTATATTGAATATATCACCGCTTGCAAATGCAGTTTGCACCGTTACAGTATACACTGCTTTTGTCCCGTCAGTTTCTTGCATTTTTGTGTTTCCGGCAATTGCTACGGTCTGCGGTTTTGGTTTTTGTCCAAATATCCTGCTTGCTATTTTGTACGCCTTTGAGCTTGTAGGGAAAGACTCACCAACTGCAGATATATCGCTATACAAGCCATATTCTTTATCGTGTTCAGTGTCATATATAAGTATAAGACCAAAGCCTCTTTGGTTTACCGCTCTTGTGAGCTTGGTAATATTTACAACAAAGTCTTTTTCTCTTGCTTGTGCCATATTCTCACTTTCCTTTCTAATGAATTTTAATATCTTTTAATTTTGTATTTTTCTATCGTTTCAAGTCTTGCTTTTATATCATGTGTAGTTCTAAATCTAACATCAAAACCCTCACGCCTTTCATAATAGTCTGTTACAAATACATCTCTATTTGATATATTTGTGCATTCTACAACTATTATTTGTTCCCTTACAAGATTTTCATATCCTATGTGTTTAAAATAATCAGATGCATCAAGTGCAAGTTGTTTTGCACTTATAGAATCTTCTGCATAAGCTGAAAATGACATAGTAAACTGTACTTGCAGATTAAGATTTTTTATTATATCTTTCTTAAAGTCCGGATTTGTAGAGTCTACTTCGTAATTACTATATACGCCTTGTCCTTTTTCATTTTTAAAAGGCATTATTAGGTTATAGCCAATGAAAGGATAGTCAATCTTATCATCTTTAAGTGGCTTATCTGATGTTTGTCTCATCATAACTACAGGTCTTTGAATATGTTCATGTAGCTGTTTTACAATTATATTTCTAATTTTTTTCAGTTCCAAGAACATCACTCCTTACCAGATAATATATATTTAGATTATCATCAAAATCACTGTAGTCCTTTTTCTTATCTACTGTGTACACATGATTTTTATGTTCAATTTTATCACCTGTTTCAAACTGTCTGTAACAATATAGTTTCCTGTCTTCACTTTTATACTTCCCGTTTTCTTCATATCTGCGTTCTTGCATAGAAAGCGGAACTACAGCACCGTCAAATTCTTGTTTTGATATACTACCTTTTGTGTATTCTCCACCATTTTCATAGTCATAATATCCACCATTTTCTATCAATGCAAAAGGTTTTATCTTACTGTATTTGTCAACCAATCTTTTAAAATTGAATAATCCTATATTAATCACCTACAATCTTACACAATCTCAAATGTTATAGAGTCACGAAGTTTCCCTGTATCAATCAGCGGATTACTTCCGCCATGTTCCCTGTTTTCAAGTGTGATTGGAGAAAGTGGCGGATTACTTAAATCTGTCAGGTATTCTTGTATTTTTCCTACACAATAATGTCCGATGGCTTCATAAAAAGTATCAACATCAATATCATCATTAATAAGATTTGAAATTAACATTGATACTTTGTTTCCCATATCATCCTTATTTTCATCAAAGCCAGACCTTATAAATGACCGTTCAGGAATATCTATAACCTTTGTTTCTTTTTTCAGGTGTATCCCAATGTGATGAAGGTACGCTCTCATTTTTTTAGTCACATATATTGTTACTCCAAATTCATGAACATTTGCTATAGTAAGTATTTTGCCATCTTCCTTAGACAAAATACCTATCTTTATCTTTTTTCTTTGTAACTTTGTTAATGTACGAAGTAGCTTATTAACGTTATTTGTATCTCTTACGACTCTCATTACGGCACCTTCAATTTTCTTACCTGTCCAAGCAAATTTGCCTCTTCAGCGGATAGTTCCTTGTCAAAATATGTTATGCTCATATCTGACAATGACTCACTTTTTACATTCGGATTTTCTCTATACGCTTTTATTTTCATATCAAGAAAAAGTTGAACGACAAGCGGTAGATTGTCCTCGTTGAAGTTTTGATTACAATATCTCCTTGCAAAGTCAAGCCAGTATTGTTTTATTAGATTTTCATCCATTATTCACTCTCTTCAATTGCCTTTATTATATCTTGCTTTGTAGCTTTTTCAGGCAATTTCACATCTTTTTCTTTTGCTATTTTCTTAAGTTCTGTAATATTTAGTGAGTTTAAATCTTCATCATCAGTATTTATTTCATCTTCAGATGTATCTTGATTGTCTTGTGTAGTACTACTTTGTTCTTCCTCTTCATCTTGTACGTCTTCGTTTGATTGTTCAGAGTCAACTATTTCAATATTTTCTCTTAAAATATCTAAATCTGTAGCCTCTATATCAAAGACATCTCCTTCATCATATACTATACCGTCATACTTTATACTTCCTCTTATTGCCTTAACTTTCATTTTATTCTCCTTTTTGCACTTTAAAAGACGCTAAAATATAATTTAAAGCGTCTTTTAAGAGCATTTACACAATCTATTTTACTTTTGCAATTATCACTTCATTAGCAAATGGGAATGTAGGAAGGGCGGTAGCCACAGCCTTAGTCCATCTTGCTACTGGATCTTTCGTTGAATATATTTGTACTATTACCTTTTCTCTTTCACTTACTTCATTTCCTGCCTTTCCTGCAAGTTCGATTTCTTCAGGAGTTAATCCATATATTGTCTCACCTACGGCATATTCCGGCATCATAACAAATTTATTTTCATCAAAATATCTCTTTGTCACATATGTGCCATTTGCAACTTGCACCTTATATCTTTCGTCGTATGTTGCAATTGTAGGCAGGTCTTGAGCAGATAAGAAGTCATTTAGTTCCTTTTTGCTAAGAACCTTAGTATTTACACCAAATATATCCTTTTTCACCTTGCTATGTGTCAGCAAGGTAGAAAGTACAGTGTTACTTGTAAGGGCTCTTGTAGGAGTTATTCCTGCTGTAGTTTGAAGGCTATTTGTCCAGTCAAATATATCTTTTATTGGATCTGATGCTGCATCTGTCCATGCTGATGTACCACCTAATGTTTTTATATTAGTTGAAGGCACACCATAATCAATAGAGATTGTAACATTATTTTCACTTACTGCAATCTTTCCTGTAGTAAGTGCTTCCATTCTCATAGCCTCTATCCTTGTTTTTACAGCTATCACCATCTTGTCTATGTCATCAAAGACAAGTTGTTTCGCCTTTTCCAGTTCTGCACTTGTTCTTGGAGTACTAAGCTTGATTAAGAGCTTTTCATCCATTTTTATCTTTTTCTTGATTAATGCCAGTGATTCTTTGACATATTCAAGTTTTTCTCTTGATGCTATCTCTGTCTCAGTATCAAAACCATGTATTGATGCGGAAACAGGAGCATTATTTGCACCTTTTATATATCCAAGGTCTACATCTTCTATCTTTACTTCAGGGAACAATAGTTCACCTAAATATTCCTTAAGTTTTCTTTCTTTTAGGTAATCTCTTATTACAATCGATGAGAATACTTGTTCAAATTCCATATTATACCTCCGTATTTATTTAAATGTTATTCTTTTTAGTGCAGTAATAGCTGTAGTCTCAGGTGCTGCAGGTAGCCTATCTTTTAGCACAAATCCATCTTCAAGAAGTGAACCTACATTATCGCCTGCGGTTACATCTACATCTTCAAGTAATATCCCTTTTGCAGTAGCATCATTTTCCGGCAGTATTGTACCAGCTTTTACTATCTTCTTTCCCTCAATTAAAGTACCTTTTGATTGTGGCACTGTGCAACTAAATGCAACATATTTTTCACTTGCCAAAAAGTTTACATTATCTCTTACCAATGTTCCTTTTTCTACTTTCATTTCCTACCTCCTAAGCCCATGGATTATTAGTTGTTTGTTTTTGAGCATTTTTAAGCTGAGCCATCGACTTTCCGTCACTTGATGAGCTGTCGCCTGTTTTAAGCGTTACTCCTTTAATCTTTGAGTTAACTTCGTTTTGTATTTCTGCTCTAAATAGTTTTTCAAAATCTGATATTTCTTTCAAAGACTTTTCGTTATCTTCATTTACAAAATATTTCGCAAATGAAATAGGCAATTTTCTGTTTAATAGCTCGTCTTTTACATCAGACAATCTTTCTTTAAACAGTAGCTTGTCTTCACGCTCTTTCAATGCTTTTTCTTTGGCATCCTGTTCTTCTCTTTCTCTTTCTTCTTTTGAAAGTTCAGACAGTCTTTTTTGTTCTTTTAACTGCCTTTGCACTTCCTGATTGATTTTTTCTTGATTCGCTTTTTCCTGTTCTTTCGCCCAATCATCTTTGATTTTTGCTATGTCGTCATCAGTATATGTCTTAGATTCAGACTCTTTATTTTCTGCATTTTGAACATCTTCACCTTGAGGTGCTTGAACATCAGCTGCATTGTCAGATATATTTTCTCCGCTTCCACCTCCGGCATCTGCAGCAAAAAGTTGCAAATTGTT